TTCGACCGGGCCTGCGGGCACCACTGGAGCTACAGGTTCAACAGGATTGACAGGAGCCACAGGAGCCACTGGGGCAGCAGGTACCAACGGCACCAACGGCACCAACGGCACCAACGGCACCAACGGCACCAACGGGACTTCGGGTGTCATCGCGGTCACAGCCCCGATCACAAACTCGGGCACATCATCTTCGGCGACTCTTGGCTTTGACGCGACCGCAACGACCTCGGGTGTCACTCCATCCTCGTCAGCCAAGATTGTTAGCGCTGCTACCAGCCAGTCTGGAACAGCGATTAGCACGACGAATAAGGTGCTGGACAAATCCACGGCTATAGCGTGTATGCCCCTAATAGGCCAGCCCGTCGCCGCAACTTTGTTCTACACGGCCCCGGCCACAACAGCAGCGGGAATTACCTTTGGGGAGGCTAATGAGGTTTGTATGCCAATTCGTTTTCCAGTTGATGTGAGCATTGACAGGCTTGGCATTGTCATTGGAACAACTGCATCAGCGGCGGGCGGAGTTGTACGGCTTGGAGTCAGAAACGACAATGGCTCAGGGCGACCCGGCACCGTTCTCTATGACGCGGGAACCGTGGCCTCAACAACAGCGTCAGGCTCACAGTTTACCACGGTGTTCACGGCAGTTCCGCTATCCGCTTATGTCTTGTATTGGATCTCAATGACACCGCAAGGAACTCCTGCGGTTACAAGAGGAACCATACGCCAATCAACCTACCCAGCCGCACTTCAAGTTCCATCGTTTTCAGCAACAACGCCAACGGGCGGAGCGTATGGATACAGAACAGCGGCGCTTGTTACTGATACAGGAACTACAACGGGCGCACTTGGCGCAACCTTTACTCCCGCTGCAAGCATCTCAAATCTAGAAATCCCCGGATTGTTCATGCGGTTTGTCTAGTGTCACTCCTCTCAGCACAATAGACTGATGGGTAAGTTCAACTGGGAGTTCAGCCTTGAGGGCAAAGCCGTCGAAGAAGATGGCGACCTCTACATAGCTGGGTACGCTTCCGACTTTGACATCGACCGCGATGGCGAGTACATTGAGCCGGGCGCACTGCAGAAGGCACTGGACTCCTACATGGAGAACCCCGTGCTCTGCTACCACCACAAAATGTCCGAGGCCATGGGCCAAGTTGTTGAGGCCAAGGTTGACGGCAAGGGCTTGTGGATCAAGGCTCGTGTTGACCAGCCAGAGCCGGGCACCGAAGCGGCCAACCGTTTTCGTCAAGTAGCCAAGGGAACTCTTCGTGGGTTCTCAATCGGCGGTTTCTTTCGCAAGGCCGTTGCCAAGGGCAAGACCATGATCCACGAGATCGACCTTGTTGAGATTTCCCTGACCCCCACGCCGGTCAACCCCCGGACGCTTGGCACCGTTGTTGGCAAGGCGCTCGACGATGACACGGGCGAAGAGCAGGAGACCCCACTGGTCGAAGCTCTTGAAACCGCGCTTGGCTCAGTCGTGACTTTTTACTTCATGGCTCACGGCTCACACTGGAACGTAAAGGGGCCAGCCTTCGGTGCCTACCACGAACTCTTCCAAGAAATCTATGAGGACACCTACGAGTCGATCGATCCAATCGCCGAGCAGATGCTCAAGCTCGGAGTCGACGCTCCCTGCTCCCTCGTTGACTTTGTTGAGGAGTCCGCGCTCTCACAGCCAGCCCTCGTCAACGATGCGCCAGAGACTCTGGTCAGCAACCTGCTGACGGGCAACGCTGAACTTCTTGTCGTGCTCAACACACTCTTCTCATCGGCTACCGCTGTGAACCAGCAGGGGATCGCCAACATGGCGGCCGACCGCATTGACGCTCACATGAAGTGGGCGTGGCAGCTTCGCAGGTCCATCCAGAACCCTAACGAACCCGTTCTGGATACGACCGCACTTGACACGCTTGAAGCAGCCTTCAAGCAGATGTCATAACTCACAGTAACTTTTTCGTTACCTATTTTACGACCTGCGTCACGCGGCAAGTGGGATGGCAAAGCAGTTACTAACCAATCACTACCCATTTAGGGGAAACAAAAACAATGTCAGAATCAAACCAGTCGCGTGACGAGCAGGGTCTCGCTGACGTAAGCGCACGTTTGGAAGCACTGCAGGCTCAGGCCGCAGGACTTCTTGACCACGCTGCATCAGCCGACGCTCCCGCCGACGCGAAGTCTCTGCAGGCAGAGCTTGACGTTCTCAAGCCAGCCGTTGCCGCAATGGCAGCAGAGCATGAAGATGTAAAGGGTCTCAAGGAGCAGGTCAGCACTCTGACCAGCGCCATCGAGGGTCTCCGTAAGCCAGTTGACTATGACTTCGGTGGCGGACTGCCAGTTGAAGTTACAGACACGGGCGTGTACAGCCGCAAGTCACTTGAAATGGGTGGAGAGAACCACAGCTTCTTTGCTGACGTTCTTGCAGCCAACAAGGGTGATCGTGGAGCACACGAGCGTATGGCAAAGGCATGGGGCGGAAAGGCAATGACCGAGGGCAACATCTCGGCCGCAGCCACCTACTCCTCAACCGGCGGATACCTCGTTCCACCAGAGATCAGCTCTGAGCTTGTTGTTCTGCGTGAGCAGGCAGCAGTTCTCCGTAGCATGTGCTCGGCGATTGCCGTTGACAGCTCCTCACTCCAGATCGCATCGGTAACTTCGGGAACCAGCGCATCATGGGTTGCAGAGCTTGCAACCAAGCCAAACACCGACATGGCGTTTGGTCAGATCACCGCGAACATCTTCACAGCAGCCGGACTGGGAATCATTTCCAACCAGCTTCTTGCAGATGCCCGCACCTCGATTGACGCACTGATCGTTTCCGACCTCGCCAAGCGTCTTGCGACACTTGAAGAGATCGCTTTCATCAACGGTTCCGGCACGGCACAGCCACTCGGAATCCTCGGCACCAGCGGAGTCAACTCGACCACGCTGACATCAACCACGATCCCAGATCTCCTTGACGCTATTGTCTCGGGAATCACGGATGTACAGACGAACTATCAGGGTAACCCGACTCACATCCTGATGCACCCACGTACTTGGGCGCGGATTGTTAAGGCGAAGGAAGCAAGCTCGCCATCGACATACCTGATCGGCGCAGGCGCAACGAGCTTCGGCCGTCGCGGCTCCGATGCACTTCCGGGTGGAGAGCTGTTCGGACTCCCAGTGGTGCTCACCAAGAACATACCTACGAACCTCGGCTCAGGAACAAATGAGTCCCGTGTAATCGTTGGTAACTTTGGTGAAGGACTCATCCTTGATCGTCAAGGAATCACCGTTGACCAATCACCACACGTTTACTTCAGCACGAACCAGACTGTGTTCCGTGCAGAAGAGCGCGTTGGATTCACCGCAGCCCGCTACCCCAAGGCATTCTCCGTGATCAGCGGCGCTGGCCTTGCAGCCGGTTGATAAGGAGGACATGTAAATGTCTGAAAGCACACAAGTACAGTTCGACGCTGACGGCAACGTAGTTTCCGTCATCCTCGATCAGCCAGTCGGCGCCGACCATCCCCTTGCAGTAAACGGGGCAGTCGACAGCGGACCAAGCACGTTCGACCATTACAAGGAAGACGCTTCGGCACCAGCCGCAGCTCCTGCCAAGAAGTAGTCGAATCAGTTCAGCACCATTGACCAGCCCCTCGGTTCCTAGTTGAGCCGGGGGGCTGTTGTCGTGGCCGCCCGTAGACTCGTCTAATGGCTCAGTCTGAAATCATTACCCTTAACCAGCTTAAGGATTCACTTGGTATTCCTTACTCGGATACCACCAAGGATCTCAAACTGGAGCAGGCCATCAGCAGTGCTACCTCAGCTATTCGTACTTACCTCGACCGAGATTTCGGCACCAGTGTTGTAACGGAGGAGCGCGAGTTTGTTTATGACGGCTCGGGCATCCTTGAGATGGACGACTGTGCTCTGAACTCGATCACGAAGGTCACGGTTGCCGAACGGCAACTCAGCACTCGCGAGTTCTTGGCCCAGCCGATGCGCCGCAGCGCCGTCCACTACTGGATGGTCCTTGCACCCTCTTACGGCATCAGCCCGGCGATGGGTTTCACATGGAACCTTGACACCTACTACCTGTATGCCAACCCGATTACTTACACGCTTCGCGTGAAGGTCACGGCGGACTGGGGCTGGCCTCAGATTCCCGATGACATTCAGCAGGCAGCGATCTACACTGCGGCCGCGATGGCCGAGTCGCCCAAGCCTTACATGTCTCAAAACTTTGAGAGTTACAGCGTCCAGATGCCAACTCCTTTCAATGAGGCCATACCTGCTCGGGCTAAATCACTGCTCGATCCTTACCAGCGAATCCGACTCTAATGTCAAGAGTGGGCTTCGGGACTACAATCCAGTTCAGAGACAAAAACGTACAAATGTGGGCGCAGCGTACTGACGCTAAAGCAAAGCGCGTGATGCAACAGCTCTGCGAAGAAGGTGCTCAGATTTCCCGCGACCTTGCACCAGTGGGCAAACCAGAAGTAACATTCCACGGCGGAAATCGTCGCGCCCCCGGAGAACTCAAACGATCCATCGAGGTGTTCATCACTCCCGGCGGCGGTCAGTGGGGGTCAAAGCTGGATTACGCACTTGCGATTGAGAAGGGGGCAAAGCCGCACCCCATTTCAGGTAACCCATTCTTGTCTTTTCCTCGGCGGACTGCAATAACTAAGACGGCAGTGTCAGGTAAGAACGCCGGGCACATCATCACTCGTACCGTCAATCATCCCGGTAACGCGCCTAAACCTTACTTGCGCCCCGCGTTTGATCAGATCAAGCACAAGATTCTTCCGGCTCTGCGAGCAATGCGATGAGCAGCCCCGCAACAAACGCTCGTCTTGTGTTGATGAGCCTGCTTGAAGAAGAGTTTGCCTCTGATAACTTTGCAATTCGCCCAGACAGGC